AAGTCCATTGCAACTGAATCCATTTGTAAATGTATTGTTCTCATTAACGAATCTACTTCAAACATTTCTTGAGATAGTTCTTCTTCAGTTTTGCCAATGTAAAAGTCTTGACAGCTAAACATACTTACTACAAACGCCAAAACAAATCCCAGTATTACAAATCCGTGTAATATTCTACTTGCATCAGCCCATTCGTTTAACTTCCTACGCATTTACCAAGGCTTTCCTTTTCCTGTAATTGGATTTTCTTGAGCGTCTATTTGATTTGCAATACCATCTTCTATTGACTTAACCTTATCATCGCCAAGAGATGCTTTCACCCATCCAATAACTGTATCTTCATCTAGTTTATCATACGCTACAAAAGCATTATCTTTCCAAGGGTCTTTAGCTTCTATTTTTACATCACCTACTTTTTTACCTTCAGGTATATCATCGCCATCTTTATATTTTTCCTCAGAAATTTTATCTGAATCAACTCCAATAGAGCCATAGCTTCTACCAGAGTATGTAACTTTTTTACCATCTTTTGTTACTTCTTTTGAATCATTAGCGTCCCAATGAACAGATGTAACTACGTTTGATTTACTATCTTTTGAAATCTCGTAATCTAATTGATTTATTGACCATTTAATTGCCATTTTATTCCTTATCCGCTTTTACTTTATCATCCCATGCTTTTTTAACTGCATCAGTCCAAAATGTATTTGCCATACCTTTTATTTCATCAGACTCACTTGATACATCCATATCTGAAGTCAAAACTCTGCGATGATATGATGAAGATATTTCAACACCATCTTCCATTATCGCTGTTTTTTCTCTTTCTTGAATATGTTTGTATTCAGTTCTAATTTCGTAATCATATGATTTTTCTTTTGTTAAAGCCATTTTTTACTCCTGTTTTTCCATTTAATTATCCAATTAAAAATTTAAGTGTTTTAAGTAAAGTAAATACCTGTAATAATAAAATTCGTATCATCATCTACAAAACTTGCAAGACCAGCCCCAGAATCAGTTTCTCCACTTTTTCTAATTGCTATTGATTGTGAACCATCACCTATTATCCCTATAATATCTGTTCCAATAGCACTACTTTTTGCATTTTCAAAATATACAGTACAGGCCTGAGCTGCATCACCTGACGGATTATTTGATGCGAAAGGAAGCCCTGTAATTGTAAGCTCACCAGAAGGACTGCTATTACTTGTAACATCTAATCTTGCTTTAAAGTGTACTACATCACCAATTTTTGTATATTGAATTACATCTTGTCTATCAGAAGTACCTAGTCCTATTGTTCCACTTCCAGCTGTAACTGCAGCTTGAGAAGTCCCTTCTTCATAATCATCAAGAGCATTAGCATCTGCTGTATCACCATTAAATGTTATACCACCTCCAGTAAGAAGTCGCATTTTTTCAACAGAATCTACAAAAAACTGTACTGAGCCACTTCCAGCACCATTAGTACCTCTAAAATGACCTATTCTCGCTGCGTTACTTGTCAAGTCCATAATGGCTCTTTGATTTCCAGCCGTAGAAGATGTAGCACTACTTGCTAAAGAGCAA